GACCGCACCGGACGAGCCCTACGACGACGGACAGCGTCCAACGACGGCGCCGCCGAAGCCCCCTCCACATAGGCATCGAACTCCTCCCGATGCGCCTCAACCAGAGCCGCGATCGCCCGCAACTCAATGTCCATCCGCGCCCGCGGCGAATCATCAGCAGGGTCACGCCCCACCCAGAACCCGAGACCCTTCGCGTATCGGGCCATCACCGACGACGGAGACCGGTCCCACCCCGGCCACCGTGACGCCGTCTGCCAACACGTCATGCACGACGACAAGGACGCCCGCACCTTCCCCAGCCGCTTGACCTTCGCGATCGCCTCGTCCCGGGTCATGTCCCCGTCCCCGGCGGGGCGACCACATTCGGTCATCGCCTCATCCGTGCGCCACGGCAGACGCGGCCGGATCACGTGCTGGATTTCTTCGCTCACGGGGCGGCCTCCAGTCGGGCGACATGCAACACGGCCTGCGGATACGACCCAGACAAGGACCGGCACCACTCGCCAGGGACCGCCCCACACGTCGTGCAGTCAACGGTCAACGCGGACCGCTCCAGAGGAGACGGCCCCCACACCCCCATCACGACACGTCCTCGAACAACGTCTGCTGGCGCGGCATCGGCCGGTTACACCACAGGACTTCCGTCCGGCCCAGCCATTTCCCGCCTTGGCCCGTCGCCGTCGGAATCTCAACCCGGTCCCAACCAGACAGAGCGTCGTCATACAGGTCCGATGCGTACCCGGACAGCATGACCGCAGACCGGCATCCCAAGAGCGCCGTGAGCATCTCCTTGTGCTCTGGCTCATTCGCCATGTCGTGCAGGTATCCGCCACTGGTTCGGGTCGACCCCAGGTATGGCGGGTCCACGTACAACAGGACCCCAGGATGGCGGCCGTAGTCAGCGATCACGTCTGTCGCTGGACGGCACTCCAACGAAACCCCCAGCAGGCGGTCCACCACCGCAGGCATCCTGTCCACATACCCCGACAGGTAGTCCGGCATAGACCCGGTCGACCCAGCCGGGTCCTGGTAGTGCCGCCACCCCGTTCGGGTGCGGATTCCGGCGCGGCCTTGGGTCAGCTGCACCCAGACACGACGTGCCCGTTCCAAGTCCGTCGACGCCGGTTCGTACGACACGGTGTGCTCGGCACGGGAGTGCGGGGTAAGCGCGCACACCCGTGCCAGGTCTCCTGGACGGTCCCGAAGGACCCGCCAGAACGTGATCAAGTCCTGGTCCAGGTCGTTGACGGTCTCGTGGGGTGACGGAGGCTTGGCAAGCAGGACCGCCAGAGACCCGCAGAACGGCTCAACGTAGTGCCCGTGGGTTGGCATCAACGCGGCAATACGGTCAGCGAGCAGAGTCTTCCCACCGAAGTACACCAACGGAGGCCTCATGCTGCACCGTCCTCGTCGAGGTGGCCGCGCAACGCAGCAACGAACATCGCCAGGTTGCCCAGCAGCCACCACATCTCGTCCCGGTCATCCCGGATGGCCTGCATGCCCCGGATGTGGCCGTGGAGGGAATCCCAGACGTCTGGGTGTTCGAGGAGCAGCAGGAGCAGGTCACGTCGCCAGGCGGCTTCAATGGCGGGGTCGACTCCGCCCCTGCGCCGTTGAGGAGCCGACAACGTCGGCACAATCGACGCCGGCATCAGTTCACCGCCCGCAGGCCGTAGGGGTTCGGATGCCGAGGCGGCGGGACCGGCGTGTCCGCCATGTCGACGAACCGCGAATAGTGGCCCTGGAACGCCACCGTCACCGTTGCCGTCGCCCCGTTCCGGTGCTTGGCAACGATCAGGTCAGCCTCACCAGCCCGCGGCGATTCCTTCTCGTAGATGTCCTCGCGGTGGATCAGGATCACGACGTCCGAGTCTTGCTCGAGACTCCCCGATTCACGAAGGTCAGCGAGCATCGGTTTCTTGTCCTGCCGAAGCTCCGGGCCACGATTCAACTGCGCCACCGCAATCACCGGCACCTCGAGTTCCTTCGCCAGCAACTTGAGCGCCCGAGAGAACTCGGACACCTCCTGCTGCCGGGATTCGACCTTCCGGCCACTCGTCATCAACTGGAGGTAGTCGACGACCACGAGCGCCAGGCCCTCGCGTTGCTTCATCGCCCGGCACTTCGCTCGGATCTGCCGCATGTTGGTCGTGGCTGAATCGTCGATCAACAGTGGTGCCGCGTCGATGACCCCGGTGACGCGGGAGATCCGCTGCCAGTCATCAGCATCGACCGTCCCGGATCGGATCTTCGTCAAATGAACTCGCGCCTCAGCGGACAGGAGCCGTTGGCTGATCTCCAGACTCGACATTTCCAACGAGAAGATCGCCGCCGGAAGACCACATCGAACGGACGCATGCCGCGCGAAATCCAAAGCCAGGGTCGACTTCCCCACCGCCGGACGTGCCGCGACGATCACCATCTGCCCCGGGTGCAAGCCATGCATCAACCGGTCCAGGTCAACGAGACCGGTAGGGACCCCCATCAGCTCTCGACCGGCCGCGTTATCGATCTCCTCCAACGCAGCCGCGACAGCCTCACCTGCACGCGTCCACTCACTGACCCGGGCCCTGGCCTCGACCACCGCTGTCAACTCGGCCTGGGCCGCGCCGAGGATGGCGTCAGCGTCCCCACCCTCAGCTCCCCGACCGAGTTGGACCATCCGGGTACCAGCGGCGATGAGCCTGCGGTTCGAGGCATGCGCGGCCACGATCCCCGCGTAATAGGTCGCGTTCGACGCTGTCAGACACGACTCGAACAACGTGAAGACGTACAGTCGGCCCCCGACACTCGCCAAGGACTGGCGTTTGTCCAGTTCATCGGACACCGCGATCGTGTCTGTGGGGCTACCAGCCGCCTCGAGGTCGAGAATCGCCCGGAACACTGTTTCGTGTGCCGGCAGGTAGAAGTCTTCTGGTTTCACGATTCCAGCGACGTCCGGTACGACGCCACGCGAGAGCATCATTGCCCCGAGTACGGCCTGTTCGGCGGCAAGATCTTGGGGGGCGCTGTCGGCCACCTCGCCCGGTGGGCGATCGTCGATGGCGGTCACCAGGCCAGTCCTCGCCGTGACTGGCCGGTCATCTTCACGATCACGGCACGGTCCAGGAACCGGTCGATCGCTGCCTCACCCCACGCCTCCGCGAGCCTCCCCGACGTCGTGTTGGTCGTCAGGATGGTTCGCAGGTCGTGCGTGGTCCGGTAGTCGGCGAGCATCCACAGTCGTTCGACCGCCCACGCCGTGGCCTGCGTGTGCGCGAGGTCATCCAGGACGAGCAGCGGCGCTTCCTTCGCGGCCTTGAATGCCCCTTCGGGGTCGCCGGCTTGGGGTCGCATGTCGTCGAGGAGCCCCGCCAACGTCCACGCACTGGGTGCTCCGCCCAGCGTGGCCCGGACGAGCCCGTTCCCGGCTGCCATGTGCGCTGCCACCGCGTACGCCGCGTACGTCTTCCCGGTGCCAGGCGCCCCTACGAGCCACAGGACCCGCGCGGTCGTGTCTTCTATCCACCGGGTCAGTTCTGCGGGCTTCTGGTCGCCTGTGAGGCGTGGCAGGGACGCATCCCGGTAGATCGGCGGCACGGAACGTTCCATCCATCGTCCCCAGTAGTCGATGACCGCTTCGGGGGTCGGCTTGAACGGCGAATCGGGGACGTCTTCCAGGGCCCGGAGAGCGAGGGCCAGGGACGGGTGCATGCGGGTGGTCGTGGTCATCGCTGCGTTCTCCTGTCACCCAAGAAAGAGGCGTCTGGGTCGTCGACGTAGACCCGGTTGTCGTCGGTGATCGAGTTCTTGCGCTTTCGACGGCCATCCAGTTCAACGATTCCGGATGCAACCTGGCCAACTAGCGACAATGAGATTGGCTTTCCTGCGTCATAGAGACCGCAGAGGATGTCACCGATGCTCTGTTCGGTAGCGCCGCGGACACGAAGCGATGTCTTGGCGATGCTTTGGATGGCCACCCAGTTGCACATGCCGTCGGTGTGGTCGAAGTAGCGGTTGGCGATCCGAGCCTCGGGCGTCTTGTCGTTCGACGCCTTCGGGCGTGGCCTCTGCGGCGCCGCGTCAGCGGCGTGGTTTGTATCGTTCCTTGGTTCTCGTTCTAGTGGTTCTAGTTCTTTGCCGCACCCATGCCCATACCCTGGCCGCATGGGTGCCCCCACGGTGTCCGCATCAGTGCCCACAGGGGTATGGGCACCCACGCCCATACCCGCATCAGTGCCCATAGGGGTATCCGCAACGTTGCCCATAGGGGCATCAGTGCCCATAGGGGTATGGGCATCAGTGCGGCCACCCGTGACCTGCGCGTTTGCCGTCACTGGGGGAACGATGGTGTACGTGCTGGCGATGAGGACACCCTTGTCATTGCGCCGGTGGCTCACCTTCAACAAGCCAGCCTTGACCAACTCAGTAACACCACGATCGATGGTGTCCCGAGACTTACCGATGTCCTTCGCCAGCGTCGCGCGAAGCAATGTCGCCTCCCGTGTAGAAAGGTCCGCGTACGTCGAAATCACGCCGTAAAGAAGACGCGCAACAATCGTCAATCCCGAATCCCGAATGACCGAGGTCGGCAATTGAACGAACGGCAGCGGGTCACCCATGGCTCACCGGCTCACCTGCCGGCGGGTGCATCAGGTCCCCACCAAACGAGACGGCTCATCATGGGGAGCGATGCAGACCAGCATCTCAAGCCAGAAAGGCGCCGGAGGGCCGTCCGTGGCCGCCGCAAGGGCATCCCAGGACTCGTACAGGAGAAGCCCCCGCTTGTCGCGGTAGAGGTAGACGGAGGTCGCCTCCACCGGGCTCACTCCCCGGCAGGTGCGTCGGACCCGTCCGTGGGCCGAGTCGTGTGGTAAGGCCCAGGACGCTCAACCACCTCACCCCGAGCACGCGCCTCGAGGATCAACCTGCGTACCGGCGACACCGAACAATCAAGGATTCCGGCCATCTCCTCCAACGTCAGACCCGCCCGATAACAGGCAGGGACGAGATGTACACGGGCGGCCATGACACGGGCGTACTCGCCGGCGTTGACCGTGAGGAGGTCGATGGCGGACTGGCGTTGTACTTCTTGTGAGGTGTGTGGCGAACAGGGCGCTGTCTGTGGCAAACTGGACATCGGGTCAGTCCGGTTCCTTCCAAGAGATGGGTACTGGCTCAGCGCGGCGGTTCGGTGTGAGGCACCGGCCGCCGCAACTTTTTCCCACCGTACGCCACTCTAACTGGTCTGGCAAGTCACTCCGAGTGTTTGCCTCAGCCGAGCGTAGACCCACCGAACAGGTCCCGGAGACCCCTCCATCTAGCCCAGGACCCGAAACACCTGGACCCGCACCCCAGGCACCAGGAGATGCCCCTCAGAGCCCACGTAGTCCTTCACCGCAGTCAACGCCACCACCTGTGCGTCGTCGCACCAGACACCGGAATCAGTGAGGGCGTCAAGGCATGCCCGTGCCAGCTTGTCGACGTCCCCGGAGCGGGCGGCGACAGGCCAGGTCCGGCGGCGTTTCGGGGCCGATGCAGGCTTTGGGAGAGCGAACGTGAGGACGACAGTGACGGGGCCGGAAACAGGCGCCCAAGGGCCGTTTGAGGCCGCATGGAGGGCTTCGGCGGCGGTGGAGCGGACAGCTTCCCGCCACGGCTTCAGGTCGACGGCGCCGGCCTCACGCATGACGGCTCTGGGGCGTCCGTTGCGTGGGCGGACAACGAACGCCGTCTTGGAGCCTTGGGTGGCTGGGCGTCCGTGGACGGTGATGTCGAGGACAGCCAGAGTGGTGTCCGTGGTCACTCGTCGGGGTCCTCGGTGTCGGTGTAGACGACGCGCATCTCATCCCCAGACTCGGCAAGCCCGGCCAGAGTCGCAAACACCGCAGCCATCCCATCGGTCACTGCCTGGCCACCTTGTCGTCGATCTCCCGGAGTTGACGCGGCGTCACATCGATACCAGCAGCCCGCATCTCCCGGGCCGCGTCACGGTACGGGCAGTCTTCCTTCTCGTGGATCCCTGAGGAGCAAGCGAGACACCTGACGATGCCGCTCACCGTGGCCTCCGGTATCTGGGGCAGATGCCGCGTCCGCAGCGACCGCAGTACGTTCCCCGGTTGAAGTGTTCGTGGACGTCCCGGACACAACCGCAACACCCACACGGAACATCAGGGCCAGACAACACCCACCCCAACCACGACACCAGGCCACTCACGGCTGGTACCCGGCCGCGGTGAGCAACGCCAACACGGGGTGCATGTCCTCAGCACACCAACCATGCCGGTGAGCGACCGTCAACGTCGCCACCAACTGCCCCAACGTCGTCGCAGCATCCTTCGACGACCCCCGGGCCAGCACAGCCCACAACCGCAGCCACGCGTCGTCCCACGCATGGATGTCAGCGCCGATCGCTGACCGGTGAACTCGTGCAACGTTCTCTGGCATCCCGAGGCCAGCAACCTTACGGAGCTCGTCAGGGGTCAGGTTCTCCGCCCACGCCACCACCGACTCCACCGACGGCAACACCTCAACCATCACTGTCCACCGTCCACGACGACGGACGCCTTGACCAGTTTCGGCGCCACCGACAACCCAGGCACCACCTCACCAGTCGCCGCATCCACCACCTCATCCACCGCCACCGCCAGCCCGGACGTCACCCGCCGCGCGGCAGCGATCGACACCGACTCGACCGTCTCCACCAAGCCTGGCCGGTACGTCTTCGCCCACGCCAGCAACGCAGACCGGTCCGTGACCTCCCAACCACCACCCGACTCCCGCGTGACCACCCTGCCGTGAGGGAACGACACCGATTTCCGCCGGCCCCCCGATGCGTCTCTCACGTCCAGGACCCACTCCTCGAGCCTGGCCTGGATGGCGTCGGCCTCGACCCGGGACCGTCCTGTCTGGTCCTCCAACCAGGCGTTGACCCGTGCCGTTTCCGCGGCCAAGGCGGCGGCGGCGGTGGCCTCTTTCCGGGCGATCCTTCGGCGGAGAGCCCACAGGGCGTGGACGAGTTGGGCGGCGACCTCGTCGGACATGACCGTGTCCGGGTCCGGGACCCGGGCCGGGTAGTCGTCGAGATCGACGGCAGGAGGGGTGGGGAACGGGACCACGTCCGCGGTGTCGGCGGTCATGACGCTGCCCCTGTCTTGACGAGGGCCCGCAGCTCGGCGAGCACCTTCGCCAGCCCATCCACATCCGTCGCGTCCTTGATGGACTGGTCGTGGTCCGACTCCCACCGTTGCGCCACATGCGACCGCGGCACTCCGGCCGCGTCAGCTGCCTCACCGATGGCGTTCAACAACAACGCCGGGGAAACCTGCGCCGAGGCGTCAGCGGGAGCCTGCTTGTCCAACTCGCCGCCCACCACGGCCGGAGCATCATCCGGGGACGGTGCAACATCACCCGCCACCGGAGACACCAACGACCGGACCACCACCGGGTCAGCCTTCCCACCGTTGTACAACGCCAACCCGAACTGGTCACCGAGGTTCACAGCACACCGCTTCAACGCCTGCGACAGGCTCGCCTTCATCGCCAAGTCGTGTGCATCCCCCAGGGACGGCTGGTTCACGGCATCACCCGACGCCGCGTCCTCGTAGCGAGCGATCTCGCGGCCCTGGGCGTCCTTCACGGTGAGGCGGACCTGCGCCCGGTACACGACCGTCCACACAGTCCGGTCGTTCGTGGACCCGTTCCGCCGCTTCAACGTCCCAGGCGGCGACTCGATCTCCCGGACAAGGTCCAAGGCGATGGTCTCGACGTTCCACCCGCCGTAGCCGAACACGCGGATGAGGGTGCGTCGGACGTCCCACGCCTCGAGGTGGGAGTTCCCGTCAAGGTGCCGGATCCGGGACTGGTGGAGTCCTTGAGTGAGGTACCCGTACTGGGCTTCCGTGACTCCGTTCATGCCAGCACCGCCTCAGCGTTGAGACGCAACTCCGCGGCCACCACCGCAGTGACAGCAGCAGCCACGTCCGCGTCGGAATGACACACCGTGAGTGCGTCCTTGACGGTGAGCCACGCGACCATTTCAGGGCACGCAGTGGGTTCCGCTGCCCGGACCCGCGCGTACACGTGTGCGGCGTGGACTGCGGCGTTCACGGCCGGGCCGCCTTGGCGAGAGCAGCGAGACGGTTCGCCAGGGCGTATGCGTAGCCGCGTGCCGTGGCGTCGGCTTTCTCGTCCGGGGTGGCGTACTCCGGGCAGTCCTCCCAGTCGTACACGGTGTCCATGTCTTGCTCCCTACGCTTGGTGGCTGTCGCTGATACCGCACACTCTAACTGTCTCTACGACACGTATCAAGCATCCCACCCCGCACCGACAAACAAGGGACGGCGGGCCCAGCGCCACAGGTGCTTCCCCACACCCGCAACCGCTGGGACCGCCGCCCCGCTCAAGGGTGAACCCCCGCTAGGGGAGGTCCAGTTCCTCCTGTCCGTCCAACACCACCGGCTCGTCCTCGTCCGGCTCCCGCACACTCAAGATGCCGTCTCCCTCAGCCACCGCAGGTAGGCGTCCACGATCTGCGGGTTGATCGTC